ACCCCAAGGGGCTATCGAGGACCTTCATCAAGGCGAGTGTGTGGGACAACCCATACATCATCGAGAAGGACCCTGGCTACGTCCTGCGGCTAGAGGCGTTGCCGCTAGTGGAGAGGCTACAGCTCCTCGAGGGTGATTGGGATGTCATGGCCGCCGCTGGCCTGATATTCAAGAGGGAGTGGTTCGAGATAGTCCAGGCGGCACCTGGTTTGGCGGACAAGGTACGGTTCTGGGACTTTGCCGCCACAGAGAAGGCGACCGTCAAGGATGATCCCGACTACACAGCGGGGGCCAAGGTCTCACAGTTCGGCAAGCTGTACTTCATTGAGCACATGGTCAGGCGACAGGCGACGTGGGCTAACGTGAAGGCACTGATAGTGCAGACGGCACAACTTGACGGGACTGACGTGGTGATCGGCATAGAACAGGAGCCGGGGGCCTCGGGCAAGGCGATCATCTATGAAATAGCCTCGATGCCAGAATTGAGAGGGTACACCGTCAGGGGCTTTCGATCTTCCAAGGACAAGGTGAAGCGGGCTAATCCGTGGTCTGCGCAGGCTGAGGTAGGCAACGTCAAGATCGTCAATGACGGGACGTGGGACGTACAGACGTTTCTGAACGAGTGCCAGTGGTTTCCAGAGGGCACACATGACGACCAGGTGGACGCGGTGAGCGGGGGCGTGAATATGTTTGGACCCGCAGAAGAGGAAGTCCTGGTTGTGTACGAAGAGACCGTTGACATATCGCCGATATAGGAGGGGGAGATGGAAGAACTTGAGGAACTTTCTCAAAAGGTATCTGCGGCCTGGAATCCACGAGACAAATTGGGGACGGTGATAGCGAAAGCATTGGGGCTTAAAGACAACACCGTTCGGCGCTTGATAATCGACTGTCAAGCCTGTAAGCCCCCGGTAGTCTACATCGAGTCGGCTGACGATGAGGCCATGTATGACATCAACTGGGAACTGCTGCTGAAGGGTGCTGAGGTCAGGCTGATATGGGGGGAGGCGAAAGTAGATGTGGACCTGGATAAGGCACCTGTGGCTGTGCAAGATACGGAAACGGCATGAGTTTGGGCCAGGCCATGCGACATTGGGCGGGCTTGTCGTGAGAAAGCGCTGTCGCCTGTGCGGTGCACCGCAATACAGGGCAACGGTGAGTCCTAGGCTGCATTATGTAACGTACTACGAAGCCGGGAGGGGGAGATGGAATCAGTCAAGGAAGTCCTAGAGGCGCGGGGCTACAAGTTCCCGCAGTTCAAGGATGATAGAACCCGCACTAGATTCGTTGCCAAGCATGGCTACGACCCGGTCATTCTGCTGAACACTGCGAGGCGGGCCAAGGACGGGGCGGGGCCTGGTTGGGAGAATGGGTTTCCGGTTCGGAAGAAGCGACGGGGAAGACCGCCAAAGGATAACTGATGGGCATAGTTGACGACCTAGCTAGAAGACAGTTACGTGGGGAGTTGGACGCGAATAGTACCGCGCTGGTAGCCGTCGAGCAAGAGCTGGAGACGCGCGACACGGCGCTGGCTGCTATCGGCCAGAACTACGACACCCTCACGGAGCGCATCGCTGAGCTAGAGCTTGCGCTAGAGGATTCTGGCTGGTTGCAGTTGGGCGGTGAGAGCTGGGAAGAGTTCAGCCGCGATGGGTTGGCGACGATCACCTACTGGAGTCGGCTCTTCTACCTCAAGAACCCATTGATCCGCCGGGGCGTCGATGTCCAGACTCACTACGTCTGGGGCCGGGGCATGACGGTCAACATCGAGGACGATGACATTAACGAGGTCATTCAGGCATTCAGGGATGACGACAAGAACAAGGTAGAGTTCACCAGCCGTCAAGCCCAGATGAGCAAAGAGCGCGAGCTACAGACAGACGGCAACCTGTTCTTCGTGCTCTTCACCAACCAGCACTCCGGCCAGGTCAGGGTGCGCAGCATCCCCTTCAGCGAGATTGCCGATGTGATTCGCAACCCCGAGGACAATAAAGAGCCGTGGTACTACAAGCGGAGTTATGTCCGTGAGGGTTGGACCCCAGGCACCGGAAGCACATTTGACCAACAGACCACAGAATACTTCCCCGACTGGAAGTATCACCCCAAGAAGCAACCTACCAGCATTGACGACAAGCCTATTCATTGGGACCGCCCCGTCTATCACGTCAAGACGGGTGGATTCAGTGATTGGAAGTTTGGGGTGAGTGAAGTCTACGCAGCGACAGACTGGGCTAAGGCGTACAAAAACTTCCTAGAGAACTGGGCCAGTATCACCAAGGCTTATGCGCGGTTTGCATTCAAGATGACCGGCATGAAGTCTAAGGGCGAGATCGCAGCGGTCAAGAGCAAGATGGATAGCACTCTTGCAAGGCCGGGCGCAGAGAAAGTGCCTCCGCCAGTCACCGGGTCCATCGCCATGATGACTGAGGGCAGGGACCTACAGCCAGTGAGAACGGCTGGGGCCACTGTAGCCGCCGAAGACGGTAGACACATCAAGCTCATGGTCTGCGCTGCAATGGGGCTGCCCGAGACCTTCTTTGGCGACGTTAGCGTGGGCACCCTTGCCACCGCCAAGTCATTGAACCGCCCCACTGAGCTACAGATGGTGAGCAGGCAAACGCTGTGGGGTGACATCTATGCTGAGATATTCAACTATGTGCTGATGCAGGAGATCAAGGCTACCGGCGGGCAGCTTCGGGGCAAGGGAGTCGTCAAAGAGGAAGAGCAAGACGGCAAGATCGAGTACAAGGTGGTCTGGAATGACGACATTGACAGCAAAGTAGACATCGACTTCCCGCCCATCGTGGAAGAGGACATTGACAAGCTGATTGGGGCTATCGTAGACGCGGCCACACTTAAGGGCAGCGGACTCGCCGGCACCATAGAGCAGCGGGAGTTGACCCGAATGCTGCTTGTGGCCCTGCATGAAGAGGACATAGACGAAACGCTAGAGGCGATGTATCCCGACAATGGTGAAGAAGAAGAGCAAGTCACATGGGAAGAGGAAACGGCCCAAGCCATCGCAGGTGAGTTCAAAGAAGCGCTCGGGAAGATGCTGAGGAATTATGCTAACTAACGACCTGACAAGGGCACTAGCGTTCACCTGGGAGGCGATGTTTCTCCTAGAGTCTAGCCTGCGCCGCATCACCCGCGCGGCTGCCCTGGCACCCGTGGAGTGGGAGCTAGAGCCTGCCCTAGAGGACGCATTCAGGACACAGGGGGAGTTGTTCGTAGCCTGGCTGGAAGAACTGGCACCCTGGTTCCCCAAGTTACAGGAAGCCCTCGTGCCGGCCAACCTGAGTGCGGCTGAGATCGCTGCCATGTGGGCAGAGATCGCCTATGCCACGATGTACTTTTTCGAGGCGCCGATGAATGCCGCAGCGCTCAAGGCCATGCTGGCGGGCAAGGCATCTGTGCTGGCGGAGTTGAACTGGGTGGGCGGCTTCCAGTTGGGTTTCGATGAGGCGCTACTGAATCAGATCCCATCCCTCACGAAGATGACCCTAAACAGCATCAACCAGACGACACAGGACTACATCAACACCCAGGTCAGGCACGCGATGGAGGAGGGCTGGAGCTACGACAGGACTGCCAAGGCGATCACAGACCGCTTCGAGGAGTTCGCCGTTGGCAGGCCACAGCTTCACATCAAGAGCCGGGCACATCTCGTAGCGGTCACAGAGACGGGCAATATGTACGTCGAAGCCAGTATGCAGACCGCCCAGGCGGTTCAGAACATGGGGTTGGAGGTAGAGAAGAAGTGGTCAGTGCTAGGAGTGGAGCGGGTATGCGACGACTGCAACGCCAATGCAGCGGTAGGCTGGATTCCACTCAATAGTCCGTACCCAAGTGGGCACATGCGGCCTTTGGCACACCCCGCTTGCAGATGTGACCAATATCACCGGAGGGCAAAGACTAGGAGATAGATATGGCAACACCGCACAATATCGAAGGCAACCTTATCAACGATGATCGTCCCTTGGCGGTCGAGCAGCAGGGCGTCGCCAACACAGGGATCATCTGCGCGGCAGGCGACATAAATGTACCAGCGGTAAACGTCGCAGCAGTAGTTACATATCCGGCCCCCGCAGTACTCAGCCATGTGATAACAGGGGTGGCCTGGTCTTATTCAGGGATTCCTGTAGGTGGTCGGTTGACCATCGTAACGACTACGCACGGGACGATCTTTGACATTGACATCGCGGCTGCGGGCGCCGGGAGCGTGTTGTTCCCTGTACCCAAGATAGCCGCACCGACTGACGTAATGACGATCACCTTGGCCGCCGCCGGAGCGTTGATCTTCGGCAAGGTCAATGTCTTGAATCACTGGACGGAATAAGGAGCATAACATGCCAAATGAACGGCACGGCCTGGCGGCCTGCGTATACGTTGATGGGGTCAAGTTTGAAAACGCCTCTGGTTGGTCACTGGGCATCAGTGGTGAAGAGTGTGAGGTTGTCGAATTCGAGCAGGCCTGGAAGCAACTACTCCGAGGCGTACTGGCGGGCATGGGGTCGATCACAGCCTACCATGACCAAGAGGCCAAAGTTCTCGCAGCACTCGCACAGTCCACCACGACCAAGGAGATCCTACTTTACCCTGACTGTACGGACGATAGCACCTTCTACCAGTTTAGCGCCTGGTTCGACTTTGAGCACACGGCGGACGTAGGGGCCTGCCAGCAACAGACTTCGCCTTTCCGGGTTGACGGCGAGGTCAGGAAAATCGGCTGGGAGTGTATGCTCCTCAAGGATTCATTCTCAGTTGCCGAAGGTGCGCCTATGGCTACCCCGCACGTCTGTATGCCGGGGCCGGGTCAGTTGGTCCTCGACCAGACTGACGGCAATATGTCAGTTGTGACCGGCGAGTTCCTTTGGCCGGTGCAGGCTGCGGGTCCTGTGTGGGGTGCTCAGGATTGGCACGCCCTGACTGACGCTGGGGCTGCATACACGAGGGCGCTAGGGCAGGTACTCAAGTTCAGGGTCGCCGTGACTACCGCCGATGAAGTGTGGTTCGGCTACGACCCCACCACGACACCCACGGATGAACTGAACAGCGAGCATTGCATTCGGGCACTGGGGGCTAGCGCAGGGTTTGACGTGCACTGGGGAGCGGGGGCGGGTTCGTCACCAGTCCTCTATGACATCTGGCCAGCCTTAGCCAGCTATGCGCAGATAGCAATAGTGCTGAGTCCCTTTGATGTAGATGCTATCCACTGGTATCCCGGCACCGCTGCCACCGCTGGTTACGGTGCTCACTACTTCTTCAGGGATGAGACGGAGACCTACCCCCATAGTAGGCTGGCTTGGTACTGCTCCGCAGAGCACACCGCCAGCATCTATCCAGCATACAGCAACCAGGATAGCGCGGGCAAGATGGACTACGTGTGCATCCCCTGCGCCACGTATGAGACGCCTTTGCTGGTGCCGATAGCGATGGACTTGTTTGCCGGAAC